CGAAGACCGGGTAAGTGCTGTGCGGCGCTGCTATCAGGAATGGCAGAGCACCAGCGCCGATACTTTTAAGGCGCGGCTTGAAAGTTTGTTCAACGACAAGAATAGTATTATTACGCTGTCTACCATCCATCGCGCCAAAGGGCTGGAAGCGGAGCGGGTATTTATCCTGCGCCCCGACAAACTACCATTACAACTCCGCAATCCGCAGCAGTGGCAAACCGAACAGGAATGGAACTTGCGCTATGTGGCACTCACTCGCAGCAAGCACTATCTTTGTTTCGTACATCAGGAGAAGCCGCCAGAAGCTACACAGGAGCCGGTACAGGAGCAACAGGTTTCATGCACCACAGAACCAGATGGTGACACGCCTCCGTGTCACTCAGATACACCACAATCGTTGTATGAGCAAGTCAACGACTTGGATTGTGAGTATAGCCGCATCAAGGTAGATCGCAAGTTAAAGCGCCGGGAACTTGCACAGATAGTGATAGATGCGGGCGGTGAACTGGAAGTCGAAGGTGCGCTCTTGAGGGCGTATGCGAAAGGCGACGAATTAGTATTGCAAATCAGGACACGATGATATGCACGACACAAAAACCGCTATCTTGCAGGCACTCGAACCATACCAGAATACACAGCACGGCGAAGGCCGCTACAACACACCGTGGCGGCCTGATGCTGATGGGGGCACGCTCGCCGTGTCGGAAAACGATGATGGCTTACTGGTCTGGTATGACCATAAAGACGAGGAAGGCGGCAGTCAGCGAGAGTTAGCTGAACGCCTGAATATCCAGACACCCAACGACACGCACCCATCGGGCAACATCTGGGAGCGCGCCGGGATTAGTCAGGGCGCCACATACGCACCGAAACCGGCGTACACCTCGCTCGAAGACTACGCCACAAAGCACGGTGTGAGTAAGCAAGTTTTTAGCCGCGCCGGATGGAAAGAAACCCGGCGGCGCGGCCATAAGGCACTGGTTATTGCGACACAGACGGGCATCCGATATCGATATCTGGATGAAGAGAAAGCCGGGCTGAAATACGATCACGACAAGGGCTGGAAACCGTGCTGGTACGGACTTGGCGTGGCGATCAGTATGCAACTCGACTGCCTGATCATCTGCAATGGTGAGGCGTCTACCGTGGTGGCACACCATTACGGTGTGCCCGCCATTTGTGTGCCAGGTGGTGAGAAAAAGATACCACAGCACCTTATAGAAGAGCTACAGGATCGCTGGCGGGGTCGGGTATATGTAGCACTCGACAGCGACGATAAAGGCCGCAGGATTGCACCCCAAATCGCTGAGCAGGTGAAGGGCACAGCGATTGACCTGGGTAATGATTTCGGTTATGACCTTGCCGACTTCTGCCGCGACAACCCCGAAGAGACGTTGCAGGCACTCGAAAGATGTGCTCGTGCAGGCACGGTGTATACCCCATCATGGATGCAAGAGGGTATTACTCTGTTTGCACTGCGTCGCAAAGAGTTTGACGAGTTGCAGTGGATTGTGCCGGGCCTGTTGCCGGAAGGCTGCTGCCTGATGGCTGGGAAACCGAAGACCAAAAAGAGTTGGCTGGCGCTTGGTCTATCGCTGGCTGTGGCAATGCAGCAGCGGAAGGCGTTTGATAATCTGGACACACGATCCGGCGAAGTACTCTACCTCGATCTGGAGAGCAATCAACGCCGCATGAAGAGCCGCGTCGGGGCAATGCTTGGGGATGCCCTTGAATGGCCTGATAACTTCCATCTTTTTACACAATGGGAACGCGGCGAGGCGGGCATTCAGATGCTTGAGGAATGGATGCAACATCATCCGAAAACCGCGCTCATTGTTGTGGACATCCTCCAGAACATCAGGGCACCACGAGACAAGAACGCCAATCCCTACGATGATGATTATAATGCCGTCAAGCCATTGAACGAGTTTGCAGAGCGCCACCGCATTACGATCATTGCTATCCATCACACCCGCAAGGCGAAAGCCGATGATGTGTTCGATGAGATCAGCGGTTCTACCGGTCTGACGGGCGGCGTCGCAACGATGTGGATTATCGGACGCGTGCCTGGCTCTGATGACATGGTGCTGCATATCCGAGGGCGCGACGTGGACGATGAGGAACTGGCGCTCTCCTGGGATGATTATGCAACCGAACATCGTATCGAAGGCGACGCAGCTGCATATGCCATTACGAGCGAGCGCCAGCGCGTTTTAGAGGCAATGCAGGAAGGCGTACAGTACACACCCAAAGACATCGCCGCCGAACTCGAAACCACCGTCAATGCCGTCCAGAAGCAACTGCGTCACCTTGCCGACAACTTGCTTGTTCGCAAAGTGGGTTATGGTAAATATGAGAAAATTTGCAGGCAGAGTAGGCAGAGTGGGCAGAGTGGGAATAGTAGGCAGAGTAGGCACTCTGCCTATGGAGCCTCAACTCTGCCTAACTCTGCCTGGGGGGGTGGCAGAGTTGGCGACGCATCAGAAAGCGATAAAACGGCATTTTTTGGCAACTCTGCCTACTCTGCCTGCTATTCTATAGGCGAAAAATCGCAAAAAGAATACATCGGGGATGTACTCAGTGCACACGAAAGCGGCACACTCCGCATCACAATCAACAATGGGCAGTACTGGTTAACGGATGATCAAAGCCATGTCATTTGGCCCGAACCATTTGCAAGTCGGGCGGATGCGAGTAATCAGGTTGCACAATGGCTGCATGAGAGCAGCAGCGGGTATCAATCTCTGGAGGGCTATTAGATGGCACGTCGCAAACTTACCACACAACGCCACTCCCCCGACCAGCCCGAACTGGCAGCGCGGGCCGAACAGCGCCGCGCCCTGTACGTTGAATTGGAGCGCCTGTCAGACGCGCTCGGCATCGATGTTCCTACGGCGTCATACTGGACGCTAGATCACGACGACGCGCCGCCGTGGTACAGTCTACCGCAAGCCGTGGAGCGGCTACGCAGGCAAGTGGAGGGAAATGCATGAAATTCGAATGGCCTGCTGAGATGAGTTTTCCAGGATTTGCGTTCCCGAATGAAGAACCGATCCCGGATGATCTTGAATATTTTCTGCGTTGCTATGTGCTTGATTATGGCTATTTACCAACGGCGATTGTCTGGAGTGAGCCGCAATGCAGCATATCAAAGACGCCGCTCTATGGAAAATTTGTGCCGTGTATTTATGCATATCTGCCGGAGGTTTACATTATCCCGGTGTACCCTACCAGCGCATACATGCCTATGCGTTGGCACCTGCTCCAAGACCCGTCTCGACATGTGAGATGGGATGTAAGGCAGCAAGTGGAGGGGATTGAATGATGGGTACATTTGCTTCGCTCTTTAGCGGCGGCGGCGGTGCTGATATCGGCGCGCTACAGGCAGGCTATACGCCGCTGTGGGCAGTCGAGTATGACGCAGCCATAGCCGCATGGCACACGCGCAACCTGCCTGACACACAGATGATTGTAGCGCCTGTGCAGGATGTGGATTATAGCGCGCTGCCGCGTGTGGCCTGGCTACACGCAAGTCCGCCGTGTCCAAATTTCAGCGTTGCTAAAGACGATGCCACCGAAACCGAACTCGATATCGAGATGGCACGCGGCACGGTGCGCGCAATCCAGGAACAGCAGCCGCCTGTGTTTAGTCTGGAGCAGGTCTATGGATATCGCGAAAGTGTGTCGTTTGCGCTGATTGTGCAGGCATTGCGTGCGCTGCGCTATGACGTGCAATGGTGGCATCTGAACGCAGCCGACTACGGCGTGCCGCAGACGCGCCGCCGTCTCATCCTGGTGGCACGCCGTGACGGGCGCGTGGTGCGGCCTGTTGCAACACATTGCCAGGGCGGGCGCGATGATATGTTCGGCGGTCTGTGGCCGTGGGTGGGATGGCATGAGGCGATACAGGACATCATAGACACACTGCCGGATAGCGAGTTCGCGCCGTGGCAACTGGCGCGCCTGCCTGCGGATGTGCGTGAGAGTGTGCTGCTGGACGGGCAAGCCAACACCAATGGCACAACCTGCACGCGCATAATAGGTCACACGCCTGCGTTTGCGGTCAAGGCACAGACGGGTGCTCGACACGCGACGCGGGCGGTGTTGGCGCAAGGCCGCGTCGTGAAAATGACGCCGCGTGCGCTGGCGCGTTTTCAATCGTTCCCTGACTGGTACGAACTGCCGGAGCGCAATGCTCTGGCGTGCAGGATTATCGGTAATGCCGTGCCGCCGCTTTTGATGCAGCGGGTAATGGAGGCGCAATGATTACACAACTGTACCACGGCGATGCACTGGACGTGCTACGGACGCTAGAGAGCGACAGCATACACGCGCTCGTGTGCGATACCGAGGAGCAGAACAGGCCGCGACAACTGGATATGTTTGGAGAGGAGTAACCTATGGACACCGCAACCATCGAAACACTGCGCCGTGCTATCGAAACCGACACGGCATACATCCGCCGCTACAACCCACACCACACCAGGCAATTGTGGCTGCTCCTCGCTGAGTGTGCCAGCCTCAACGACGCGCACGACTGGCGCGGCGCCCGCCTTGGATTGCGGGAGGATGTGCGGCGCGTGTTGGAGAGGGATACCAAAAAGGAAGAATATATGTTATAATCAGACTGACGTATCAGGTTTTTCATCGAGGGTTTGTGTGGCAATTCATCCAGGACAATCCAGCCGAGTTTGTTGCACTGCTCTCGCTGGCCGTTGCTACTATTGGTGGCATGGTCAAGTGGATGCAACGTCAATCCGAAAAGCGTCTGGACTTTAAAATTAAACTCCTCGCCCAGGATCAGGCCGAACAGTCTGAACGGCTCGAAAATTCGCTCAAGTTGTCGGACATGCTCTATACGACGATTGAGGAGCAACTGACGCGAGCGCGTGCGATTGAAACCGACTTACGTGATCGGCTCGCTACCAATGAAGCCGAGTTTACAGCTCAAGGTAAGGCACTGCGAGAGGCGCACCATATGGTGTTGCAGCTCGAATATCAACTGAATGTGTGCAAACAACAGGCTGATGCACACCTCCTGGCACTCGAAGAAAGCGAGGCCAAGCATGCCGAAACGTTGCAGCAATACAGGGCATTGCAAGCCGAAGTGGAGAACCTGAGAAAGAAAGTTCACACGCACTGGCTGGAAATCCAGAAGCAGAGCACGAGGCACGAGGAAGACCGCAAGCGCCTGGCACGCTATGACGATCAGGAGTTAGGGCCGCCGAATGGAAACGATGCCGACTGAACTGATATCTGCACTCGCTTATCTCGCCTCGCAGGCCGGAGCGGGCGCGGCGGCGTCTATCCTGTTTGCCAATCTGCGCGATGCCTTCCCGCCGCCGCCGCAACGTCCTCGCAGCCGGGTACTCGCCTGGCTGTATGCGCTCCTCCACAAGCCGCGTTATGCGCTTCACACAAGCACGCTCCTCTCGCTCCTCATCGGCGTTGCGGCAGCGGTTATACTGGCCTATGTGCAAGGCGATGACTGGATACAGGCGGCATGGGGATTTGCGGGCGCGCTCGTGTCCCAACTCTGGTACCGGCACGGCAGAATGGCTACAGATGTCCCTGACTGGAAGGAGCCGGACGCCTGATGCATGACCCGTCGCGCATTACTTCAGAACGCTTCACAGCCATCCTGGAGATGGCACAATCGCCGCTCGCGCCCGACGCCAGCGAAGCATATAAAATCCTCGTGAACTATGGCATTGATCCGGCATGGGCGCTCGCCTATTGGAACAGCCTGAACGAGTATGGCACACGCGGCAACGCCAGAACAACGCGCAATATTGGACACGTCCCATCAACACACGGCGACGGGCATGGGTATTCCTACTATGCGGGTCTTGTTTCCTATTACAAATGGATTGACGGTGTTCTGGAATGGTCGCAATGGTGGCGCCGTATCGAAAAAGCAGCGGCACAGATGGGGGAAGTGGAATGACACATGCTACGCACATCACGCCAGAGCACGCTATCGACAGGCTCGTCACCTATGCAGAACTACTGCCAGTGGAGCGCCGTATGGAGTACTTGCGAGCGGTGTACGTCGTCAATGAGCAGTTGGCGATGCTCCGAGAGATACAGATGCTCATCGCGCATATGCGACCAACGGATCAGTTATGAGCGAATCATTAAACATCGAATACCGCTCCCGACGGCTCTGGATCTTTCACGTCGCCGTTTGGATTGCTCACTATTTGCCGTCGCGTGTCGGCTTTGCGCTGGCGCGCATGGTTGCGTGCCTGGTGGTAGTGATTGAGTTCCGTATGGGGCCGCGTGGAGTGTGGCGGCGGGTGGCAGTAGATGAGTATATCGAGTATGGGGTGGGGTAGTGAGCGATGGGCCGCAAGCCAATTGATATTGACATCGAAAAAGTGGAGCGACTTGCAGGACAAGGCTTGACTTATGATGAAATTGCATTGTCGCTCGGCATTAATCGATCAACATTGTATGAGCGCAAGCGGCAAAATCAAGAGTTTTCAGACGCCATAAAAAGAGGGCGTGCACGAGGGGCGGTTGAAGTAACAAATGCATTGTTAGAACAGTGCAGACAGGGCAACACTGCTGCTATTATTTGGTACGAGAAGACCCGACGCGGATTGTCAGAGCACACCGAACTGCTCAAGCGTATAGAGGAACTAGAGCAACGTGCCAACACTAACGGACATCAGGAAACGCCTTGATAGGTTAGAAATAACAACCAGCGCCGCACCACAGGCGACGGGTGAGAGCGTGCTTACACCTCTGGAATGGGCGCGCAATGAGGCGATGCTTGTGCATCCCGTGCGCGGCCTGATACCTTTCGAGCCATACGACTATCAGGCGGCATACCTCGATGCCTACGAGGAGCCGCGTCGGTTCGTGCTCAAGGCTCGCCAGATCGGTTTCTCTCAGGTGTTCGCAATCGAGGCGTTGTACACCGCTATTCACGACGCGCAAAGTACGGTGCTCCTGGTGAGCCGTAACCAGGCACTCGCCGTCAATATGCTGCGCTACTGTTTCGTGGCCTATCACAACCTGCGGAACCCGCCTGCACTCCGCAAGCGGAACCAGAGCGAGATGGAGTTCGCGAATGGTTCGCGCATCCTCTCACTACCTGCCAATCCATCGGCGGGGCGTGGCTACGCTGCGAACATTGTCTATCTTGACGAGTTCGCCTATGCCGCGTATGACGAGGAGATATACCAATCCATCAGCCCGGCACTAGCCCAGGGCGGGCGCCTGGTGGTCGGTAGCACGCCGAACGGGCGCGGCAACCTGTTTAGCGAGTTGTATGGGCAGCAGAGCGGCTTTCATTACTTCGTGCATCCCTGGCACCATTGCCCACGCTACTACACATCAGAAGAACAGGCGGCGGGCGTACCGCACGAGCAGGCCACGTGGTATCAGCAAGAGCGACCGAAGTACACCTCTCAGCAATGGGCGGCGGAGTTTGAATGCGACTTCGTCATGTCCGGGCTGGCAGTGTTCAGCGAAGAGGGCATCTCTAATGCCACGCACGGCGCCGTGGGCGAGCAGCCATTTTACTTTGGTGGTCTGTACCTGTTGAGTGTAGACGTTGGACGCAGGCAGGATGCGACCGTCATCAACGTCTTTGATGTGGCTGTACAGCCGGTGCAGCGCGTCTACCACGAGCGCCTGGAGCGTCTGCCGTATCCGGTCATACAGCAGCATATAGAGCAGGCATGGAACCACTATCCTGGAAAACTCGTGATTGAAAGCAATGGCGTCGGCGACCCGCTGATTGAAAATCTTGCCGTACCCGCTGAGCCGTTTGTCACGAGCAGCAAAAGCAAGGTGCAAGCCATTCAGGCGTTGCAATTGCTCCTTGAGCAAGGTACACTCAAGGCAGACTGGACAGAACAGGAGCGTCGTGAGTTGATGGGGTACCAATGGGATGATCGAAACCTGGTGCAGGACTGCGTGATGAGTTTAGCGATAGGCGCGTATCATCTCACAGCGCACCCGCCAGTCGGCTATGTCATCAACTATACCGATGACATACCAGGCATATCAGGATGGTAGACTTATGAGCACGCTTGTATTGCCGAACGGCATGCCGTATCAACCGCAGCAGCCGACGAATGAGGGCGTGTACTTCGAGGCGCTCGCTTCGCTTCTGGAAAGCCGCATCGGTGAGCTTGAGCTTGAGTTGTACGGCCCGGATGCGCGATGGGAGCAACTGCACGGCGGCGGCGATCAGTTTACCCGGCAATCTATCCAGGAAGTGGCAAACCTTGCCGAAGTGATGTACCTCAAGAACCCGCTCATTCAGCGGGGCATTAACATCAAAACCTTCTACACCTTCGGCCAGGGCGTGCAGGTGAGCGCGCCGAATGCTGAGATTAACGACGTGCTTCAGGCGTTCTGGGATGATGAGCGGAACCAGGCCGAACTCACCCGAACACAGGCGATGATGGGGAAGGATGTTGATCTGCAAGTTTCGGGTAACCTCTTCTTTGTGCTCTTCACGAACCAACGCTCTGGGCGCGTCCGCGTGCGGAGTGTGCCGCTTGCTGAAATCCAGGAAATCGTGTGCAACCCAGACGATGCGAAAGAGCCGTGGTACTATCTGCGTCGCTGGACGCAGACGGGTGCGCAAGGCGGCTACCGCGCCGCGTACTACCCCGACTGGCGCTACACGCCGCGACAGAAGCCAGACACCTACAATGGCATCGCTATCGAATGGGACGCGCCGATCTACCATGTCAAAGTGGGCGGCATGTCATGGTGGCAGTTCGGATTGTCAACGGTGTATGCCCAGATGGATTGGGCAAAGGCGTACAAAGTATTCCTGGAGAGTATCCACAGTTACACGCAAGCCGTGAGCAGAATTGCTGTCAAGGTGACGACAGGTGGCGGCGCGGGCGGCGTGGCGAAGGCCAAGAGCAAACTGGCGTCAACGATCAGTAGCCAGAACTGGCGCGAAACCAACCCGGCAACCGCAACTGGCAGCGCGTTCATTCGGGCAAACCAGGACGCCGATTACGAGCCGCTGAACATTCGCGGGCTGTCGGTTGCGCCGGAGGATGGGCGCCGTTTCCTCTTGATGGTCGCGGCAGCAGCAGGCATCCCTGAGGTGTTCTATGGCGACGCCGATGTCGGCAACCACGCCACAGCGAAGAGCCTGGATCGTCCGACTGAACTGATGATGCGCAACCGTCAAGAGATGTGGCGCAACGTGCTGCAAGACATCCTCGGCTACGTCGTGAAGAACGCCGTTACATCGCCACAGGGCGCGCTGGCAGATATGGCGGATGTGAAGCAAGATCCAGACGAGGCCGACCCAAGGCAAGACACCATCACCCTGGATTGGGAAACGAACCCCGAAACGGGCGAGCCATACGACAGCAGCATCGTGATCGATTTCCCAGAGATCATCAACATCGATGTGAAAGAGCGTGTTGAGGCGATCACGACGGCGTACCAATCGCAGACAGTGAGCGCCCGCACGGTAGCGCGCCTCCTGCTCGTTGCGCTCGGTGTTGAGGATGTAGACAAAGAGTTAGATGCGATGTATCCTGATGATTGGGCGCCCGGTGACTTTGGAGATGGCACACCGCCAGACATGGAAGAGGTCGCACGCCGGATTGTGGAAGCGGTGCAGGGAGGCGTAGAATGAGATGGGAATGGTGGAATAATCCTGAGAAAAGAGTGGCCACCCCGCCACCCAAACATGAGCCAGAGGTGTCCGGCTGGATTAGCGTGCATGATGCTTTGCCAGAACCTCATAAGATTGTACTCACGTGGGGCGCCGAAGGCTACAGCCTTGCGCGTTGTGTGCGGCAAGGGCCGGGGCCGCAAGATTACACCTGGATAGGGGTATCGCATCTCCTCGGAGAAGAAGGATGTGCGATGACTGGCGTACAAGTCTCGCACTGGCAACATCTACCCAGGCCGCCGAAACGGGAACCTTCCACATGACCACCGTTGAACGCATTGCCGAGGCACTTGGCACAAACGAGCGCGACCGGCGCCTACGTCCGATAGAGCGCCGCCTGTCGCGAGCGATGGCTGATGCGTTCAAACGTCAATCGAATACATTTTTGCGAGAGTTGCGGAAACTGCGAGACGCGTTCCCTGCGCCGCTTCAGGAGAGCGTGCCAGAAAACATCTGGGTTACTGCCTGGCTCGACACCGTGCGCCTGACACAGCAGGCCATGACGGCTCCGATAGAAGCGGCGGCGCGGGCATCCTGGATTGTTGGCAATGAAGACATTCAGCGGGAGGCGGGCATACGCATTGCATTCGATATTGACAATCCGGAGGCTGTGCAGTTCTTGCGCGACTACGGGGCGCAACGCGTCACGATGATCAACGACACAACGCGAGACTACATCCGCACGTTGATGGTCGAGGGGATGGAGCAGGGCACGTCGTATACTGAGATGGCACGCCAGTTGCGCGCCCGCTTTGCCGAGTTCAGCGCGCCCAAACCACAGCGACACCTGCGCAACCGCGCCGAGCTTGTAGCCGTAACTGAAACCGCGAACGCATACGGTACCGCACAACGACAGGCAGCCGAGCGCATCACGCGGGAGGGTATCCGCATGCAGCATCGCTGGATTACGACGGGGGATGATCGGGTAAGCGACGGGTGTAGGCAAAACGCAGCGGTGGGTTGGATACCGATGGCGCAAGCGTTCCCGTCGGGCGACTATCACGAGCCGAGATTTCCCGGTTGTCGCTGCGCCGTACAACACAGGAGGGCACGCGATGAGTGATCAGCAGAAGATCCGCGAGGCGCTACTCAAACTGCACCCGCCGCTTGTGGAATGTGCGCAACTCCTACCCACGTCCGAGCAGCGCATCCGCCCGCAAGTCATATCGCTGGCGGTGCTCATCGAACGGCGCTATGACCTGCCCCGTACCCTGCTCACCAGACGCGAACGGCGCGACGGCGAGATTGAGGGCTGTATTAGTAGGTACTAAGTAGTAGGATTGGGGGTGTAGAAATGGATTGGGCAACATGGGTAGAGGCGATGGAGAAAGAGCGTATGCGGAAGGATGACAGGTTTCGTGCGCGCTCTGTAGAAATGAACCTGAGTGCCAATATCATGACGGGGATACCTAATGAGTATATATTTTTTGCCCGACAGGCGGAAGAGGTTGCGAAAGCAAGCGATCTGACTGGTGAAGCACCGGAGGTGTAGGGATGAGACTAACTTGACCGCTAGTTGACAGCGCGCAAGCCAGTGCGGTATACTGGCGGTAGAATTGAATATTATTCTCACTGAATATCGAAAGATAAGCGGTGTATTCTCCTTCGGGGGAGTGCGCCGCTTTTTTTTGTTCTCTGGGAGGGAACGAATGGCAACAAACATTACCGAGTACCTGAGCGATTACGGACGGTCGGTCACGGTGACGCACCCGACGACGCCTTCGAGTGGCGACCCGGTGCTCTGGAATAGTATCACCGGCGTTGCAATCACGGACGAGGGCGACGGCCAGAATGATGCAACCGACACGAGCGTGCTATTTGGCGATTACGTTGCAACGTTGCGTGTCATTCCGTACAGCGGCCCGAATGACGGGCGCGTACAGACGACCGTGGTAGCAGGCGACGCTATCTATTACGACAGTACACAGAGCGCCACCGAAAGCAGCCCGCTCAATCTCAACACCGACGGCGTCTTCTTCGGCTATGCCGTGAGTAGCGTTGCATCGGCAGCAGGTGTCGCGGGCGCCGAAATTTCGGTGTGGCATATTCAGTAATGCCCTATACCATCCGCCAGTGTGGTGATGATGAGTGGTGCGTTGTGAAAGACGACGGTGAGATTGTGGGTAGGCACGACAGCCGCGACGCTGCCAATGATCAAAAGACCGCGCTCGACATCAACGTCACGTCGCAAGAGGCCGAGAGTTACACGCCGCCTCAAGGCGTCCGGGACGCCGCACAACGTGCGTTGGATTGGCGAGACGAGTACGAGCGCGGCGGCACTGATGTCGGCATTGCGCGGGCGCGTGACCTGGCGAATGGGCGCAACATCTCAGCAGACACCATTCAGCGGATGGTTTCGTTCTTTGCCCGCCACGGCGCCAATCGTGATAAGCATTACGCTCTGGAAGATGGCGTACCTACGACGTTTCGCATTGCCTGGGATTTATGGGGCGGCGATGATGGGCGGCGATGGTCAAACGAGATAGCAAGGCAAAGAAAGATGGATAAAAAAAAGGAAAGTGCAACCGAGGCACAGGAAGACGCGCCGAACTATCGCGCTACTTTCGATGGGCTTGAGACGTGCGGTAATTGCGAGTTTCGCCGGGGCAGCATTTGCACGCGCTTTGATTTCGAAACATCAGACGAAATGACGTGCGATGATCATCAGTTCGCCGAAGCAGAAGAGGCCGCTGTGTCTCTGGAGAATGCCATCCAGGAGGCGGGGCGTAAACTCAACAAGCGCAACATGCAGCGTGTCATGGACGCCATGAAGATGCTGCAAGAGATGATCGATGAAATGGGCGATTACGACGATAAGGAAGAGGGCGAAATTGAAGAGGCGTCCTTTGTTGCCGAAACGAAACTGCGCGAACAGGAGCGCAACGGACGCGCCCTCATTCGCATCATCACGCCTGGATGGGGCAGCAGCGGCTACTATCCGGCAGAGGTATTGTGCCGCGACGGCCCGACCGTGTTCACGGCTGGCACAAAACTGTATCTTAATCACCCGACAAAAACCGAGGAAGCCGAACGGCCTGAACGCGATATTCGTGATCTGGCAGGCAAACTCGCCAGCGACGCGGTGTGGTTTGACGACGGCTTATATGCCGATGTCGAGTACTACAACAACCATCGCCCGCTCATTGCGGCTATTGGCGAGGATCTGGACGTATCTATTCGCGCTGATGGCACATACCGCACTGGCGAGGCGGAAGGACGTAAGGGCCGCATTATTGAGCAACTGGTGCGGGCTGAAAGTATTGATTTCGTCACGCGTGCAGGCGCGGGCGGCAAGGTGGCGCGCCTGATGGAGGCACACACAAACGATGGCACAAACGTTATGCGCCTGATGGAAGGGCGCCAGGATAAACCAATTGAAAAAGTCCGGAGGGGCAAAGTGAAACCAGAGGAACTCACGGCACTCCAGGAGCGGCTCGCCCGTCTGGAGGAAACCAATCAGGCGCACGTCAATGTGCGAACGGAGCTTGAGGAGGCGTTGAAAGCCGAGCGGCAGGCGCGTTTGCTGACTGAGGCGCGGCACTATATTCAAGAGCGGCTCGATAGCAAACTCCCGCAGCGCACGGTCGCCCGCCTGTCGCGAGAATTGGAACGCAACATCCCGTATACCGAGGATGGTATGGCAATTGACTATACCGAGTTCAGCAAGCACATCAAAGAAGCCGCAGATGTGGCATGGGTCGAACTAGCAGAGGCGGCGCCGTCGGGCCTCATTCGCGGGATGGGCAGTAGCGCGCCTGCTGTGCTTACGGATGCCGATCTGGACGCGAAACTGTCAGAGGCATTCCAGGCTAGCGGCATGGATGAGCAGCGCGCCAAGATTGCGGCGCGGGGGGTGCGGTGATGAACAACATGAATTTTGCGGGCCTGATGGAGGCCGATGGGGTGCAGGCAGCGACGTTTGAAGCGCTCGCACGCCAGAACGCACAGGTTAACCGGAACACAACCGAATACAAACAACGCCTGTATGAAGCTCAGGTGTATCTCAACAACCTACGGACGCGACAGACGCGCATCCCGCTTCGTGAGGCCATGAGCACCAGCGACTTTCCCAACCTCTTTGGGGATATCCTGAGCCGTCGCCTGGCTGCTGACTATATGGTGTATGGCACGTCCTGGACAGAGTATGCCGAGCGCCGAATGGTGCCGGATTTTCGCAACGTCAAGACGTTCGCGGTGTACGGCGGCGATCAGTTGCTCACTGAGGCGCCCGAAGGTACCACCGGCGTGGGCTATAAGCCCGTGGAAGATCGGGAACTTACTGATTACGCCGTCAAGAAGTACGTGAGCAAGATCCAGTTAACGATGGAAGCGCTCGTGAATGATGACCTGGGCGCGTTTGATCGGCTGCCTACCAAGCTCGCAGCAGGCGCCCGCCGGAGTGAAGAGAAGTTCGTGACTGAGTTGTACGCAGGCACGTCGGGGCCGCTCGCGGCTGTGTATAACGCGACGAATAACAACGTCGTCACGAGTAACCCGGAACTCTCAATCAGCGCACTCCAGACGGCATACACGGTACTAAAAAACCAGACTGATGAGAACGGGCTGCCCATCTTTATCGATGCGGTGACGCTCGTGGTGCCGCCTGCTCTGGAGATTACAGCGCGCAACATCCTTAACGCGACACAACTGGAGATCGGCCTTGTGGGCCAGGGCGCTGTCGCGGCCCCTGCGGATGAGGATCGGATTGTTACCGCAAACTGGATGGCGAATAAAACGCAGATTGTGGTTAACCCGTGGCTGCCGTACATTGCCACAAGCAACGGCAATACCTCGTGGTATCTGTTCGCATCACCTACCAGCGGCCGCCCGGCGATTGAAGTGGGCTTCCTGTCGCTTCTGGGCGGTGCGCCTACCATCTTCCGCCGCCGTCCGGACGCCGTGAGCCTGACCGGCAACACCGAAATCCCCATTGGCTCATTCGACAGCAATAGCTACGAGTGGGGCGTTATGCACGTCTTCGGTGGGCAACTTGCGGATTTCCGCTGCACGGTCGCGTCGAACGGGAGCGGCTCGTAATGCAGCCCGCGACAAACGGCACTGATGAGCGTCTGGACGCCATACTCACAGAACTCCAGGCGCTCAGGGCAGCAGTGGCGGCGTTGAAACCAGCGCCGCCCGAACCACCCGAAGGGCAGATGAGACTACAGGAGCCTGCTGATGGCCGCAACGTACGTACCAGGAACAACCGTCGGAAATCTCCGCCTGCTGGCATTGAAGGACACTGATACCACCGATCCGGTTTTTACGGATGAGGAGTATGGTGTGTTTTTTAGCTTCGAAGGCAGCAATATGCGGCGCGCCATTGCTCGCATATACGAGACGGTGGCTGGAAGCGAGTTGTATATCCAGAAGGTTATTAAACTTCTGGACATTACGACCGATGGCGCGCAACTGGCGGAGGAGTTTCGGGAACAGGCAAAACACCAACGGCGGCTGGCAGACGAAGAAGAGGCACGCGAGGGCACCGCCTGGGACATTGCCGAGCAGAACGTGAGCGAATTTGCCGCTCGTGAGATATGGATGAATGAATGGCTGCGCGATCTCACCTGATACATCCCAAATTACTGCGAAACCTTGCAGACTTCTATCCCCAAGTTGGCACGGTGCAGCGTTTGAATGCCGCACAGGACACCTATGGGCAGCCAGTAGAGGCGTGGCAACTGATCAGCAGTCGCCTGATCAACGTTCCGTGCCGTGTCTCGCCTGTCGCCGTGAGCGAGACAGATACCGCTGAGCAAACGTATGGCACGATCACACATCGCATCGCGTTGCGCGGCGCGTATCCGGAGGTGGAAGAGCGCATGCGATTTGTCTCAAGTGGGCAGGCATACGATATCCAGGGCGTCCAGACAGATCCGCAGACCCGTAGCACCTATCTCGATACTGAGATTGTACGCGGCGAGCCGGATACCGTGACCCTGGCAAGTATTCCGACGCTCGGAACAGATAGCGACGCGATCATCGTAACCGACGGCGGCGTCGGGCTGTGGGTGGTGTGATGGCAGAGAACGAACTGACACAAATTATCGAACTTGTTGAGAGCCTGACACCTGCGGATGATGACTACCTTCCCATTCAGGGATCGGCGGGGGGCACGGGCAGCACGAAGCGCACGTCTATTGCTGCCATCCGTGACGGTGTGTCATTTGCCACGTATCAACGGACGCTGTTTGTCGGGAAACACGGTGCCAACACAAACGACGGCACGAACCCGCAAACGGCATTTCTCACCATCGGCGCGGCGATTACCGCAGCGTCGACACTCTCACCAGGGCTGTATAGTCGCGTGTCGATTGTGATCGTGGATAGCGGCGAGTACACCGAGAACATTGCACAGCCTGACTATGTGGACATTGACGGGCCGCTTGCCACGGTACGCGGCACGGTCACGCTCGGGGATGAGGTGCAGCTTCGGCTGTTTCGCATCTCAGCGACTGCGAACGGCACAACGCTGCTGGACAAAACATCTGGTGATAACACGTCGTTCTGCTACATCAACGAGGTTGACGGGACGGGCGCGACTGGTAGTGAGCAACCCGGCCAGGGTAGCATCGTCAACACGTTTTGTGTCAAGAACACGGCTAGCCCTGGTATCTTCTTCCTGTTCACCCCAAAAATCTGGGTACCTGCCAATGGCGAGGGCATTGGTGATAGTACGGTCGGGCAGGGGCATCTGCATGTCAATGTGGAAGACTTGTACCTGGCAGGCGACAACGCGCTCGGCATCGCCGGGAACATTGTGAATAGCAGCCTGATCGTGCGCTTTGGGCACATCCTGGAAACAGGCAGCCATAGCGGCACGGTGGGCATCAAAATGGGCAGCAGTGGCGACTGCTACGCCGTGGGTACGCAGATCATTGCCGATACCGTCTGGGATGTCAACGTCAATCGCAACCTGCGCATCGTCTGTCCAGATACGCAGGGTAGTTACATCGGCGTGCCGCAAGTCGCTTTTACGGATAACTACATCGTTGCGCCGTCACTGCCCACATCGGCAAGCGGGCTGCCCACGGGGGCGTTCTGGAATGATAGCGGTACGCTCAAGATTGTTTGATATGCAACGACTGACGACACAACCGAGCAACGCACTCGCTGAAGCTCTCACCGGGCTGCTGCGCCTCCTTAACCGCTGTGTAGGTATCAGGGGGCAGGGTGATGGTCTTGCGTGTGTAGCGCGCCTCTGGTTTGGGCGGGCGCCCTGTCTGGTTGGGACGGCGCCCGCCGTGGGTTCGTTTGGTCATTTAAAATCCGTTCGCAATATAGTTTCAATGGCATCTTCTCGATGGCGAGGTAGACAATCTGGGTGGTTGATCAATTCTGCCGTGACACTGCATCTATTCATCGCCCATTCCAGCAAGGCGTCTTCTGCCTCTGCTTTGATAAATTTTGCCTCAAACTTTCGTGTGTCATCTCGATGCAGGTGCTCAACCTGTTTGTATGCCGCTCGTGCCTTGATGCAGTTGATTTGCAGTGTGTTCATTGCCGTGTACCTTTCAGTAATGTGTATGTCTAACTTGCTTATAATCATACCATAAGCAAGTGTACTTGTCAAGGCTTTGCAATGCGGAATAGTGAGTAGTTTATGGCAAAGCGCACCGTCACAATTGAGGGATTGCCCGAACTCAAGCGCAAGTTACTAGACATGTCCGAGGAGATGCGACAAGCGAAGTTAGAGGCGGCGGTGCTCACGGGCGGGCAACTTATCAAAAACGAGGCGCAAGTCAGGGCGCCCGTCAAGACTGGCACGCTGCGTCGCTCCATCACCGTGCAGATCAGTGAGAGCAGCGCCACGAGTGCCAGCGCAGCCATCGGGACGAACCTGGCCTATGCGCGGCGCATCGAGTTCGGGTTCAACGGGCGCGACAAACTTGGACGGCTCTACAGCCAGCCAGCGCAGCCGTACCTACGCCCGGCGTTTGATCAGGAACGCGAAAATGCCTACCTGGAAATCCAGGACGCGCTACGGGATGCGATAAATGACGCTATCGATTGAGCAAGGATTGTGGACATACCTGAAGGGCAGCATCACGGATCTGCGGCTCTATCCAGATAGACTGCCGCAGCAGCCCGATCTACCTGCTGCCATCTATCAACGCATCAGTACCACGCCGTCCTACACACACGAGGGCGATACCTGTACTGATGATGTGCGTATCCAGATCAGCGCGTTCGGATTGCGCCGCATCGATGCCGATGGGTTGCTTGACAAGATACGCGAAAAGTTGTCGGGGTTCTCTGGCGATATGGGCGGCGTCAAAGTGGGGCGCGTGTTCCTGCGTAATCAGGTGGCAAGTTTCGAACCGGATGTGGATTATTACGTATCCAGGCAGGATTACATCATAGGGCGGGGATGATCGCAGTATCAACAGCACAACTAGAGCGTCTCGGTATTGTGGCACGCCAGAAGCCTTTTGCGCTCATGAACGGCACAAGCGGACGTGTCGTCGGCCCGGTTGACGCGGTGTATGATGCGCTCAAATGGGTCATCACCATCGGGCGGAATGCGAACGGTGGGCACGTCTTAGTGGAGATTGAGCACAGCCCCGACGGCGATGCCTGGTACGCATACGAGCCGCCACTGATTTATCAGACAACGAACGCGGGCGAGACGGCATATATCGACATGACGCGGACGGATGATGTACCAG